GCCAAACTTTTTTCCCCCCGCACGGATCCTGGAGGGTCGATGCCTGACTCGGCCGTGGTCCGTAACAGGCGAAGTCGCAAGCATAAGCGCGATGACCACTCGGAATGCCTTCTCGGCCACTGCGATGCGGTTACGCCGCAGGTCAGCGAGCCGATTACGCCGCCTGTTACGGACGTACCGCAACTCAGTGCGGCAGGTTCTCAGCTGTGGCGGGACATGTCGCAGGGCCTTGCACCGATGCATCGGGTCCTCCTGCTGGAGGCGTGCCGCATCGCTGATCGGCTGGACAAGCTGGACCGGAAGCTGCGCGGCGAGGATCGCGATTGGCTGACGCTCCAACTGCCGGAGGATGGCTCGATCGCAGTGGTCGTGGTCGACAAGGCGCTAAGCGAGGCTCGGCAGCAGGCGACGGCGCTGAAGCAGATCGTCGCGGAGCTGCGGCAGACGACCGCGGTCAAGCAGGGCAAGCCCGTGCCGTCCAGGCAACCGTCCACTGCGGGAGGTACGGGTGGCTCCCTTAGTGACCTCACCGCCCGCATCGCTCAGAGGGACGGAGCATCCGCGGGTTGACCTCCGGCCGCACGTCGAGGTCTCGCACAGTCTCGGCGATGTGGCGGTTGAGCTGACTCGCCGCGCCGGCCAGACGTTGGAACCGTGGCAGCAGGACTCCATCAACGTGATGATGTCCGTCCGCCCTGACGGCAAGTGGGCGTGCTTCGAGTATGCGGAGTGGGTCGCACGGCAGAACGGCAAGGGCGCGATCTTGGAGTGCCGCGCGCTCGCGGGGCTGCTGCTGCTGGGCGAGATGGAGATCTTGTGGAGCGCGCACGAGTACAAGACGGCGATGCTCGGGTTCCGGAGGCTGCGGTGGCTGATTCGCCAACTCGGGGTGCAGGTCGACAAGGATGGCCTGTTGTGGGATATCGACGGCGTCCAAGTCAAGATCCACGGCACGCATGGCGAGGAAGGTTTCGAACGTCTCGACACCGAGGCCCGGATCAAGTTCGTCGCGAGATCGAAGGGCTCGGGCCGGGGGTTCTCCGGAGATCTGATCATCATCGACGAAGCGTTCGCCTACACGGCGGTGATGCATGACGCGCTGTTGCCGACGTTGTTGGCGCGGCCGAACGGCCAGATCGTTTTCACGTCCACACCGCCGCTGACGGGTGGCGCTGAGGCGGGCGAGGTCATGTACGACCTCAAGGTGCGCGCTGAGGCGGGCGGGGATGACGGTCTCGGCTACCGCGACTGGGGTGTCGCGGGGACGCTGGAGGATCGGGAGAAGCTCGATCTGGACGACCCTCGGCTGTGGGTCCAGTCCAACCCTGCGCTCGGTCTCGGCCGGGTGACGCTGGAGACGATCCGCAAGCTGAAGCGGTCGATGGGCGAGTTGGGTTTCGCCCGCGAGGTGCTGTGCCTGTGGCCAAAGCGGCTGACCTTGGGCGGCATCTTCGAGATGAAGCAGTGGTCGGACTGCGCCGATGTCGAGTCGCAGGCGTTGGACCCGGTGGCGCTCGCGGTGGCAACGGCGAAGGACCGCACCTGGTCGGCTATCGCCGCCGCTGGTCGGCGCGAGGACGGCAAGGTCCACGTCACGGTGATCGACTATCGCCCGAACACCGACTGGGTGGTCGGGCGTCTCGCTGAGCTCGCGGCGAAGTGGAGCCCGTGCGCTGTGGGGCTCGACCCTGCAGGGCCGGAGGGGTCGCTGATCAAGGCGATCGAGGAAGCTGAAATCACGACCCGCTGCTCCTGCCACGGCGAGCAGGGCGTGCAGCTGCTGTCGGCCCGCGAATTCACGCAGGCATGCGGGCTGGTGTTCGACAACGTGAAGAACGGCCGCTTGATCCACCTCGACCAGGGGCACCTGAACTTGTCGGTGGAGCGGGCGCAGACCAAACCGTCCGGCGATGGCGGGGCATGGGTGTTCTCCCGGAAGCTATCGGAGGTGGACATCTCGCCGCTGATCGCGGTTGCCGCTGCCGCTTTCCTTCACGCCGAACACGGCGTGGAACCGGACTACGACGTGATGGCAAGCATCGGATGAGGGGAGGCATCGTGCGTGACACTGCGACGACCCTCCTTGACGTGCTTGCGGTGCTGTTGCTCGCCGCCGCTGCTGGCGTCGGGCTGGCCGCAATTGAACTGTGGCTGGGCCTCCTCTCCGCCGGGCTGGTGGTCCTCGCTGCGTCGCAGGCATCGGCGGTCACCGGCAAAGGGGCTAAGCGGTGAGCCTGTTCGGCAGACGGCAGGCGGAGCAGCGCGCCGTCACTGAGGTCCCATGGGATCATGGCGGCGACATTCGCGGGTCGTCGATGACGCAGGATCGGGCGCTGCGCCTCGCGCCAGTGTTCGCGGCGAACCGCCACCTGGTGGACAACATCTCCACCCTGCCGCTGAAGCCGTTCCGCAAGATCGGTGACGAACGCCAGCCGATGAGGACGCTACCGCCGCTGTTCCAGTTCATGGACGAGGATGGAACATTGTCGGACTGGTTGACGAAGGCTGTCCTGTCGATGGGCATCCAGGGCAACGCGATCGGAATCGTCACGAACCTGGACCAGTTCGGGTTCCCGACGGCCGTGAATTGGCGACCACGCGGTGAGTTCACCGTGGACGACACCAGCCCCGCGCGCCCGCAGTGGTACTGGAACGGCCGGAGGATCGACACGGATCAGGTCGTCCACATCCCATGGCTCACCGTTCCGGGGAGGACACTGGGGCTGTCCCCCCTCGAGGCGTTCGCGCTATCCGTGGATGCGGGGATCACCGCCCAAGAGTTCGGCAACGGATGGTTCGCCGCCGGCGGGGTTCCGCCGGGGACGTTCAAGAACACCAGCAAGACGGTCAACCAGGAGGAAGCCGCGAAGATCAAGGCGCGCCTGGTGCGAGCGATCAAGTCGCGGGAGCCGATCGTGTACGGCTCTGACTGGGAGTTCAGCCCGATCACGATCCCGCCGAATCAGGCGCAGTTCGTGGAGACGCAAAAGCTCACCGCGAACCAGATCGCCTCGATCTACGGCATCGCGCCGGATGAGGTCGGCGGGGAGGCTGCGAACTCGCTGACCTACGCGAACGAGGAGATGCGACAGACGACGCGCATGGCGAATCTGCGTCCTTGGCTTGTGCGTCTCGAAGCTGGGTTCGCGAAGCTGCTGCCGAAGCCGCAGTACGTGCGGTTCGCCGCTGATGCGGTGGTCCGCGCCGACATCAAGGCGCGCCACGAAACGTACCGGATCGCCCGAGACATCGGGATCATGTCTATCAATGAGATCAGGGCACTTGAGGACAGGCAGCCCCTGCCACCAGGGCAGGGCGGCGACGATCACACGCCGTTGGCGAAGAAGGACCCGGAGGTCCAGGCACGGGAAGCCGACCTCACTCTGAATGGGAGCAAGAGATGGCAGATTCCAGCGTGAGCGCGACCGAGCGCAGGTTCACCGCGGTCCCGGTGGAACTCCGGGCCAAGGATGAGCTACGCATCGGCGGCTATGCCGCTAAGTTCGACCGTTCTTCGAAAAACCTCGGCGGGTTCGTCGAGGTCATCGACCCGGGCGCGTTCAACATGTCCCGCGGTGAGGCGTGGCCCGATGTGATCGCCCGATATAACCACGACGACAACATGCTGCTCGGCACCGTGGGCGGTGGCACGCTGCGTCTGTCTCTCGACAAGGTGGGTCTCGACTACGAGGTCGACCTTCCGGCGGCGCGGGCCGACATCGCCGAGCTGGTGCGTCGGGGAGATGTCCGCAAGTCTTCGTTCGCGTTCCGGGTGATGCCGGATGGGGACGACTGGGAGATGAACGACGTCGGGGTGCCTGTTCGGCGGCTGGTGAACGTCCAGCTGGTCGATGTGGCCCCGGTCAACACTCCTGCCTACAACGACACCACCTCTGGGCTGCGGTCGCTGGCGGACAAGATGGGTGCCGACCTTGATGAGGTTCGCAGCCTCGCCGCCTCGGATGATCTGCGGAAGTTCTTCGTGCGCACCGATGCGCCGTCGGCCCCGAAGAAGAAGGTGTTCGGTCCGGTCGCGATGGCCGAGTTGCTGGCGATGAAGGAAGACCCCTGGGCGTAGGCCCGGATTGATCAAGGCGCGGCACTGGTAGGGCTCTCCCGCCGGTGCCGTGTAGCACGGTAGCTGACAGCGTTCGGCCGCCCGGTAGCAGAAAGCGCCGGGCACCGCGGTGCACCCCGCTGGGTGTGGTGGCGAACGAGCTCCGGTTCGAGATCCAACCATTCGGACGGGAGTCCAACCATGTCAGAAGTCACGAAGAAGTTGCGCGACCGCCGCAACAACGTGTGGGAGCAGGCCAAGGGCATCGCGGAGTGCGCCTCCGAGGAGAACCGCGAGTTCACCGCGGAGGAGCAGGGCCAGTGGGACGCCCACAACGAGGAGATCAACAAGCTCGACAAGCGCATCAAGTCCGCGCTGGACACCGAGGCTCGCGCCAAGGAGGCCGAGGAGACGTTCAATCGCCTCGAGGGCAAGCCTGTCGAGCGCCAGGGCCAGGAGGAGCAGCAGGGCGCGAGCGAGCTGCGCGCGTGGATCCGCGGCGACGGTGGCCGTTCGTTCGTCGTCCCGAACATCCGGGGCGCTGAGCAGCGCGACCGGACCACTTCGAACTCGGGCGGCGTGGTCCCGACGAGCTTCCGCGCGAAGCTGTGGGAGTACCTGATCGAGACGTCCGGTGTGCTGTCGGCTGGCGTTGACCTGCTGGAGACCGATTCCGGCGAGACGATCAAACTCCCCCGGGTGACTGCTCACTCCGCTGCGGCATCTCAGACGGAGGGTTCGGCGATCACGGAGAGCGACCCGGCGCTGGGCTCGGTGGACTCCACTGTCTCGAAGGAGGGCTACCTGGTGCAGCTCTCCCGTGAACTGGTGGATGACTCCGGCGTGGACATCGAGGGCTACCTTGCCCGTTCCGCTGGCCGGGCGCTCGGTAACGCGATCGGTGCTACCGCTGTCACCGCCGCCGTGGCGGGGGCCTCCGCTGGCGTCACCACGGCCGCCGGTCTGACCACCGGGTTCGGCACGCAGTCGACGGCCAACCAGGGCTTCGACTACTTGATCGACCTGTTCCACTCGGTTATCGACCCGTACCGCCGCAGCTCGTCCTGCGCGTGGCTGATGTCGGATGTCACCGCCGGGAAGGTCCGCAAGATCAAGTCGGCGGATGGCGTCTACGCCTGGCAGCCTGCGGTCACCGTGGGGCAGCCGGACACCGTCCTCGGTAAGCCGGTGTACATCGACACGAACGTGGCCGACCCGGCCGCTACTGCGGAGTCGATCCTGTTCGGCGACTGGCTGTCACTGGTCGTCCGCATCGCAGGTGGCATCCGATTCGAGCGTTCGGACGACTTCGCGTTCGGCTCCGACCTGGTGTCGTACCGGGCGCTGGTCCGTCACGGCTCGGTGTCGGTCGACGCGAACGCGCTCAAGTCGCTGACGCACGCCGCAGCGTGATCCGGATGGGCTCCAGGTTCCTTCGGGGCCTGGAGCCCATCACTATCCAAGGAGGCACGTGTGAAGGTTCGCATGAAGGCGCAGATCCTCGGTGCCCGCAACGGTGTCCGCTGGCCCGCTCCGGGCGGGGTGGTCGACGTCATGGACGCGGAGGCACGGAAGCTGCTCGCCTCCGGCCTGGCGGAGCCTGTCGTCGAAGACAACGCGGAGACGGCCGTGGACAAGCGGCCGGCGGAGAGGCGCAAGCGCTCCCGTGGCGTTCCGGCCGCAGAGAAGGCTGACGACCCGAACGAGCACTCGGACACCGAGGGCAGTGATGGCGACTGAGATCGTCACCCTCGTCGAGGTCAAGGCGCACCTGAGCAAGACGTCTAGCAGCGACGACACGGAACTGCTGGGGTTCATCGCCGCAGCCGAGCCGATTGTCGAGTTCTACGTCGGGCCGGTCATCGACGCCACCATCACGGAGCGCCACTCCGGCTTTATCGCGCTCCGCAGGCTGCCCGCGAAGACTCTCACGTCGGTGACTGCCGTCTACACGGCCGGCACGTCGTGGAATGTGGCCGACCTCGACCTCGACACCGAGTCGGGGATCGTGACCCGGCTCGACGGCGGCGCGCTGTACGGCGGTCCGTGGGAGGTCGTCTACACCGTCGGCCGCACCACCGTGGACGACAATATCAAGGTCGCCACGAAGATCATCGTGAAGCATCTGTGGGAGACGCAGCGCGGTTCGATGCCGCGTCTGGGCATGGACGGCGGCGACGTCCTCGTCCAGCCGGGCGTCTCGTATGCGGTGCCGCGCCGGGCGTTGGAGTTGCTGCGGCCTGACACCGCCGCGTCGGGTATCGCATGAGCGCGATCCCGGGTGCGCTCGACAGCCTGGTGTCGCTGTTCGATGCCGCCTTGTCGATCAAGGTTTCTGACGGCCCGACGATCGTCGACTTCGAGCAGGACGGCTTGGCGGTCGGCTGGATGCCGGAGCAGATCGCGGTGTCGAGCACCGAGCGGGACTCCAGCCTGGGAGACCGCGGCGAGTCGTTCGATGTCCGCAACTTCTTGTGGGCCAGGACGGGCGACACGGACGTGAAGCCTGTCCGTGACCGGCTGTTCGGCTACATCGACCAGGTCAACGCGACGCTGCGGGCGAACAAGCGGCTCGGCGGTGCCGTCACCCGGGCAACGCTGACGGTGAACGACTTCGGCCAGGGTCAGACGACCGACGGCGCGTGGGCGACGGCCATGTTGACGATCCACTGTGACGCGCTGTGACCACCCCTGGCCAGGATCCGGATCGGATCGTCGCCGAGCTCGTCGCCGCGTTCGGGAAGATCCCCCTCCAGTTTCGCAAGGATGTCGGCCCGCAGCTGAAGCAGGCTGCCGATCCGATCCTCGCGGAGGCCAAGTCGCTGGCTGCGTGGTCGCAACGCATCCCGGATGCGATCCGCGCGTCGGCTCGGCTGTCCAGGCGTAGGCAGGGTGTGGCGCTGGTGGTGGACCGCAAGCGCGCGCCGCATGCCCGCGCCTACGAAGGCTTGGGGACCAGTGGCGACACGTTCCGGCACCGGGTGTACGGGCAGGACATCTGGGCCGAGGAGAAGAAGCGCCCGTTCCTGATGCCGCCAGTGGCCCAGCACCGGGACGACGTGTTCGACGCCGTCGCCAAGGCGATCGACGAATCTGCCCGCAAGCATGGCTGGAGGTAAATGGCAATGGCGAACGTGACCTTGTACCACCCGAAGCTCGACCGCGACCACGACTTCCCCGAGGAGTCAGTGGAGCAGTGGAAGCTCGCCGGTTGGCAGGAGAAGAAGAAGCGCAAGGCCCCCGCTCGATTGGGCGAGGAAACCATGACCGCTGCCGCGTCGGAGCGGCATGATGCAGAGGAGCACTAAATGGCACCCCCGGCCCTAGCGACATCGACCAGGTACTTCGACCCGGAGACCACCAAGATCTACTTCATTCCGACGATCGCCACCGTGACGGCACCGACACGCCTGGAGATCGACGCCGGCACCGACCTGTCCGATGAGATCGCGGACCTGTCCGGTTGGGTCGTGTCGGGCGAGGACATTCCGACCCCGGACGCGGGCTCCCGGTTCACCAGCAACATCCCGGGCCGGATCAACGCGGAAGGCTCCTCGCTGACGTTCTACGCGTCGGACGATGGGGTCGACGTCCGCACGGTCCTGCCGCGCGACACGAATGGCTTCATCGCGTGGATGGACGGCGGCGACGTCGCAGCCAACAAGATGGACGTCTACCCGGTCCGAGTGTTGTCCAACGGCAAGATGCGGAACCTGGGAAACGAGGCTGCCAAGTTGCAGGTGCAGTTCTCGATCACGTCCAAGCCGGCCGAGAACGTCGCAGTACCGACGTGAGCCTGAAGGCCAGACTCTCCCAGCGTGAGCTGCCGACCGCTGAGTACCCCCTGCGCATCTCCGACGACACGGAGGCGCGGGGGGAACTCACGGCGGCGCAGCACGAGCTGCGTCTCGCCGAGGGCCGCGAGGAGTCGGCGGCCAAGATCAAGGCCGCGAAGGCCAAGGTCGACAAGGCGCAGAAGAAGGCCGACTCGCACTACGAGACGCTGCGGCTCCGCGCCATCCCCTCGGTGGAGATGGAGGCGCTGATCGCCAAGCATCCCGCGCCGAAGGATTCCGACGATGCGTGGAATGTCGAGACGTTCCGGCCCGCGCTGATCGCGGCGTGCGTCGACGGCGATATGACCGAGCAGGATTGGGCCGAGTTTCTGTCGGGGTCTCCGCTCGGCGAGGTGCGGGAGCTGTTCTCCGCCGCGCTGAGGATCAACGACAGGAGCCCTGACCCGGGCGTGGGAAAAGACTGGATGCAGATTCTCAACTTGCTCTAGAGATGAGCGTCTGCGCCGACTACAAGATCCCGCACTCCGAGTTCTTGTCGTGGATCGATTCGGATCGCGACAAGGCCGTCTGGTGGCACATCCGGCAGGCGGAGAAGTGCCCGAGCTGCGGTACCCGCGAGGGTGACTGGGCGAAGGATCACAACGCGTTCATCGGCGACCTTAAACGCTGCCGGGGTTGTGAGATCCGGGAGCGGACGCAGGAGTCCGTCACCGATGCCGACGGGCGTGGTGTGCACGTGGTGCTCAAGAGGCGCGAGGACGTTCGTCGATCACAGTGATGCCTCGCATTGGCCTCTTCGGGTCGATTGGTCGGGATGCGAACAGGGCGAGCAGTCCTATGGCGCCGCCCAGGGCCAGCGCGATCGCGGGGAGCCGCAGGATCGAAGTCTGGCGGCCGCACTGTTCGGCGGCGTCACCGTAGATGCCGCCAGCTAATGAGCTGGCCATGTCATTTACGGCCGCGTCGTTCGATCCGACGAATGCTGACCCGCAGTTCGCTCCACTCGCGCTGGTCGGCATCAGGCCGATCAGCAGCCCCAGCCCGAGTGCGATGCCACTTAACCATAGGGCGACGGTCCGATTCATGGCCTGATCCTCTCGATCGCCCGAGTCCGGCGAAATGTCAGTGTCCCATATGCCCGTTCTTGATCGCTAGGGGGTGAGCCGTGGCGCTCGGTGCGATGAACAAGAATCTCAACGTCAACGTCACGGCATCCTCCACTGACTTCGACCGCGGCATGCGGAGCGCGTCGGCATCCTCGAGACAGTTTGGCCGAGAGTTGGCGAAGCAGCGCCGGGAGGCCGAGCAGTTCCGGGAGAACGTTGGCAAGGCGATGCTCGGCGTCGGCATCGGCATGGCTGCTGCTGCGGGGCTGTCCGTCAAGGCTGCGATCGAGTGGGAGTCCGCCTGGACGGGCGTCGAGAAGACGGTCACCGGTAACGCGAAGCAGATGGCCGCATTGGAGGGCCAGCTGCGGTCGATGGCCAGGGAGCTTCCGGCGACGCATCAGGAGATTGCCGCTGTCGCCGAGGCTGCCGGGCAGCTCGGTATCCAGCGGGAGAACATCGCGTCGTTCACCCGCACGATGATCGCGATGGGCGAGACGACGAACCTCACCGCCGAGGACGCGGCTACCGCGTTCGCGCAGTTCGCGAACGTCATGGGCACAAGCCAAGGCAACTTCGACAGGATGGCCTCGACCGTGGTCGCCCTCGGTAACGCGGGCGCTTCGACTGAAGCCGACATCGTCGCCCTCGCTCAGCGCCTGTCTGGTGCGGGCAAGCTCATGGGCGCGACCGAGCCGGAGATTCTGGCGCTCGCCTCGTCCATGGCCGACCTCGGTATCGAGGCCGAGTTGGGTGGTGGCGCGATCCAGCGCACTGCGATCAAAATCGAGACGGCCGTCGCGCAGGGCGGCGCAGCGCTGGAAGGGTTCGCCAACGTCGCCGGCGTGTCCGCGCAGCGGTTCGCGACCATGTACGAGAAGCGGCCCGTTGAGGCGATCGACGCGTTCGTCCGTGGGCTGAACCACATCGACAAGTCCGGCGGCGACGCGATCGGCGCGCTGGCGGAACTGAACATTAAGGGCACCCAGGACCTGTCCGTGCTGCTCCGACTCAAGGGCGCGGGGGATCTGCTGTCCAAGTCGCTGGATCGCGGCACCAAGGCGTGGCGGGAGAACACCGCGCTGGTGAGGGAGGCCGCGAAGCGGTACGCGACCACCGAGGCGCAGATGCAGGTTGCCCGCAACAACATCAAGGACCTCGGGATCACCATCGGTCAGACGCTCCTGCCTGTAGTGGGAGGCTTGGCCGACAAGATCCGCGGGCTAGTGCTGGTGATCCAGAATCTGCCCGGGCCGGTGAAGAGCGCGTTGGGCGTGTTCGGTGCCCTGGTTGGCACTCTGAGCCTCGTCGGAGGCGGCGCGTTACTGTTGGGGCCGAAACTCGCCAGTCTCCGCTCAACGGCATCCGCGATGACGAGGTCGGCGTCGTCGATGAATCGGGCGCTGGGCGCGACTGGCATGTTCATGACCGGGCCGTGGGGCGCGGCTATCGCTGCCGCAACCCTGGCACTCGGGTTCTTCGCTGCATCGAAGGCCGAAGCGGCCGTCGAAGTTGAGCGGTTCGTGTCTGCGATCGAGGCGGACAACGGCGTGCTGGCCGAGAACTCCCGGATGACGGCGCTGAAGGCGCTGCAAGATCGGGGCATGACGGACGCGCTCAAGGCGGCGAAGATCCCGCTTGCCGAGGCAGTCAACGCGCTGGTCGCCCAGGACGGCAGCCTGGAGTCGGTCATCGCCCGGATGCGCGCCTACGAGGACGAGCAGGAGTCGAACTCCATGTTCCTGGTCGGGCATGTCGTCCCCGCCTGGCATCAATTCACTGCGGCGCTGGGGCTCAACGACAAGGGTGTGACCAAGAACGAGCGCGGCCTGAACGGTGTCGCCGAATCGCTTGAGAAGGCTGGGCAAGAGGCCAAGGAGAAGGAGCAGGTATTCGGCAAGGACCTGCCTGGCGCTCTCGGGAAGACGGCGGGGGCGGCGGAGAAGGTAGACCCGATCCTGCAAAACCTGGGTGAGCAGTTCGGCGAGACCGGCGAGGAGGCCGCCAAGGCCGCCGAGGAGATGCTGGACGCCTGGACTGAGGCGTATAAGAAGTTCGTTGACCTTGGTACCGCCTACGATGACGCGCTGGCAGCCAAGGAAGCGCAGGAGCGCGAGTCGGCGGATGTGACTTCGCGATCGACTAAGCGATCCTCGGGATCATGGGACAAGTTCCTTGCGGACGTCAAGGTCACCGCGGCGGACTACATCGCCGAGCTGAGGAAGCAGGCGAGGGCTCAGCGCGAATGGTCCGGCAACATGATCGAGCTGGCCGCCCGCATCCCAGAGGCTATGCTCGACGATCTTGCGCGGATGGGGCCGGAGGGTGCCGAAGAGGTGGCCCTGCTGCATTCGATGACCGATACGCAGCTGAAGCGGGTCGTCAAACTGTGGGCGAACCGCTCCGACGAGGCGGCGAATCGGTTCGCGCAGCGACTCTCAGATGCGGCCCCAGTCTTGGCTGACATCGCCCGCAGGCTCGGTGGCGACGTCGCGAAGAAGATCGCCGAGTTTATGCGCAAGCAGGGCGTCGATGTGTTCGCTGCCGCTGAGCGTATGGGCATCCTGATTGACCGCGGCGTTGGTGTCGACCAGGAGCGCATTATCAAGTTCGACGCCGATGTCCGCGCGGCCCTGGAGAAGGCGAACTTCACCAAGGACGAGATCAACCGGATCATGAAGCGGATCCGGGACGAGAAGGTCACCGTGTCGTGGGCTACAGCGAGCTGGGATGCCCGTAAAGAGTTCCACGGCATTACCGAGGCGGACGGCGACATCCTCGAGCGCCACGACGCGCAGATCGCGCCGGGCGGCGCGTGGCGCGTGTGGGCGGAGCCGGAGACCGGCGGCGAAGCGTATATTCCGCTCGCGGGCTCCAAGCGCGCCCGGTCGATGTCCATCCTGGAGCAGGTCGCCAAGAAGTTCGGTGTCGGCATCACGCCGATGGCTCATGGCGGCATGGTCCAAGCCGAGGACGGTTCATGGGTGCCGAGGTCGTTCTACTCGCACTCCGGCATGGTCCAGGCTGAAGACGGATCGAGGGTGCCGAGGTCGTTCTATTCAAATTCGGTCATGGACCTGACGGGTAAGGTGTCGGGCCTGCAAGGGCTGAAGCGCAGCATTGTGCGCGCGATCCAGGAACAGGCCAGGGACTCGATGCCTGCTCCGTTCGCCTTCAGCTCGAGCGGCGGCGGCAACGCCGCGAACATGGCTCTCGGCCGCCAGATGGCCGCCGGGTACGGCTGGACCGGCGCGCAGTGGGCGGCGCTGAAGGAGTTGTGGATCCGGGAGAGCGGATGGAACAGCTTCGCCGACAACCCCACGTCGAGTGCCTTCGGTATCCCGCAGGCGCTTACCTCGATGCACAACGTGGGTGCTGCATACCTCGCCGGCAACCCAGGCGCGCAGATCGCATGGGGTCTCAACTACATCGCTGGCCGCCACGGTTCGCCGCTGGGCGCGCTCGCGTTCCACAACGCCCACAACTGGTACGACGAGGGCGGGATGCTGAAGAGCGGCCAGTCCGGTTCCAACAAGTCGGGCAAGCCGGAGCGCATCCTGTCTCCGCGCCAGACCTCGGCGTTCGAGCATCTGGTGCAGGCGTTGACCAACCCGCAGCGGGCAGCGCGCCAGGTCCTGTTGCACGTCAAGGGTGGCGGCGACTTGTTCCGCGACTTCAGCTTCAGTGGCATGTCCAAGCTGGTCGGGAAGTTCAACGACCAGCTGGCCGCCGCGTTCACCCGGACCGGCAAGAAGTTCACGCGCGCGAACGTGCTCCGGTTCCTGGATGCGAGAACCCCAGACATTCAGAAGCGGGTCAGCTCACTGTCCGATGCGGACAGGCGGGAGGACCGGCGTCAGCGTCAGCAGCAGCAGCGGCGGGAACGGTCGGAGCGGCGGCTGTCGAACTTCGCGCCGCTCGCCGACCAGCTGATGGGCGGCGTGAAGCAGTCCGACGATCCGCTGAAGCAGCAACTCAAGCAGATGAACAAGACGTTGTCGGGCATGGCCGAGTTCCTGCGCCAGGCCGAGAAGGGTCGACTCGCCCGCAGGGTGGGCGATCCGTTCCGGCATCGGATCACCAGCATGCTCCAGCGCAGGGAGCTGATCGACGCCCGGCTTGAGAAGGCCATCGGTCGCCGCGACGCAGCGGCGGGGCGTCGGCGGGATCTGGTGCAGGGTGTGCGGGGCAACATCATGTCGGGGCGTGGCCTGACGTCGTTCGCCGCGTTCAGTCCCCGGGACGTACGCGAGGTGCTGGAGGAAAACCTCCACCGGGTGCGGCGGTTCCAGCGCCAGCTGCGGCGGCTGACTCGCATGGGTTTCCGCCGCGAGATCGTGGCCCAGGTCGCCCAGGCTGGGCCGGAGGCGGGCGCGGGCCTGGCGAAGACTCTCGCCGAGTCGAGCAAAGCGCAGGTGGCGGGGATCAACAAGCAGTTCGCGGGCATCGGCCGCGCGTCGCGGCGATTCTCCCGCGAGATGGGCAACGAGCTGTTCGGCGCGGGCGTGCAAGCCTCCGAAGGTCTGCTGCGCGGGCTGCGCAAGAACCGGCGGGCACTGTCGCGGGAGATGCGCCGACTGGGCCGGGGCATGATCAAGGACATCAGGTCCGAGCTCAAGATCTCCTCGCCGTCCCGCGAGATGGAGTGGATCGGCGAGATGGCCGGCGCTGGCCTCATCGGCGGCTGGGAGCGGCAGCTCAGCGGATCGTGGTTCGACGCCAAGGGGATCTCACTGAAGCAGACGATCCCGCAGATCCCGTCCACCCCGGTGCGCGCCGAGTCGCGGTCGGTGCGAGTGGATATCGACTATGACCGGCTGGCGCGTGCGGTACAGCGCACGGGCAACTTGAAGGTTTCTGGACGGCTGGCGATCGACGCGGGCCGCAATGGCGGGCTGGTGGGCGTGATGCGTGACGTGGCTGCCGAGGAAGCTCGCGACGAGATGGACTGGCGGGGCTGATGCCGACGAACCGGAGCCGTGCCAGCTATGACACGCTCATCTCCGAGGGCGAGCCGAATAAGAACTTCGGCGACTGGCATCTGCTGACGCTGGCGGGGAACGCGTCCAACCGCCGGTTCGCGCTGCTGTACTTCGCTGGGCTTCCCCCGGCGGGGGCCACGGTCAGCAGCGCCACGCTGAGAGTGTGGCTGAAGGTCGGTGCGACGTCGGACTGGTCGGGCACGCACACCATCACTGCGAGGCGGATCCTGCCGACGTGGAAAGAGTCGCTGATCACCTGGAACCGGGCGGGCTCGGGCCAACTGGTGACCGGCGCGACGAACCCGGCGAGCGCGGTGGTGACGGGCGGAACCGGCGGGCAGCTCGTCGAGTTCGACGTGAGCCTGATGATGGCCGACGTCGCCGCCGGTGCCGACTATGCCGGGATTCGGCTCGAGGTGAACACCAACGGCACGAAGCGAATCCACTCGTCGGAGTCGGCTACGCCGGAGTTCCGGCCGCAGCTTGAGATCCAGTGGAACCGGGCTCCGCTCGAGCCGACTGATCTTGCCCCGGCGGGCGGACGTTCGGTGTCCGTCTCCCATCCGGTGCTGACGTGGAATTTCCGCGACCGGGAGGGCGACGAGCAGGCCGAGCTGCGCGTACTGATCTCCACGTCGTCGGCGATCGGCTCTGGCGGCCAGCTGTCTACGAACGAGTTCGACTCAGGCTGGGTGGTCTCCGACGAGGAACAGCTGGACCTATCGACCACGGCCTATGCGGGCGTGGCTGGTGGCGCGACCCGGTATTGGCAGGTGCGGACCAAGGATGTGCCGGGGCAGATTTCGCCGTGGTCGGATGTGGAGGAGTTCCGTCGGGACGCGAAGGGCGTGTTCACGGTCGACTCGCCGCTCGATGGCGGCACGGTGGATGAGACCACCCCGACGATCACGACGACGCTGACGGCTCTTGCCCAGGAGGCGCTCGCCTATCGGCTGATGGAGGACGACGGCACGGGGAACTTCGTCACGTTGTGGGATCAGCCCCGGTTCGCTGCCGCCGAGTCCGCTGGGGTGGCGCACAGCTTCAATATCCCGAAGGGCCTGATTCGCCGGACGGGGCGGCAGTACCGACTCCGGGTGTGGTCGTGGGACACGGTCGATCGGGAGGGCACGCCGGGCGACCCGGTGCGGTACACCGACGTCGCGACGTTCACCTTCGTCCGTTCCGCCGCGCCATCACCGGTCACGGCACTGACGGTGGTCGACGAGACCCCAGGTGTGAAGCTCACCTGGAACCGCGCAGCTGGGGTTTCGTCACCAGACTGGTTCTGCCTGATGGTTGACGGGGAGAGGGTGTTCGACCGTATCGACCCGGCAGAGGTCAGCCTGGGCGGCGACCCGATCGTCTACTCGATGGTCTGGTACGGCGTGCAGAACAACGTCTCGCACACGTGCGAGGTCGAGGCGGTCACGCTGGACGTCGGCAAGCTGAAGCACAGCCAGTCCAACGCCACCGTCACGATGACCCCAGACCTCTCCGAGGCAGAGGTGGGTGGCATCTGGCTGGTCGACGACTACGACCAGCTGCATGCGCCGGCCAGCCTGCCGCGCAGGATCCGCATCCGCGGTGCCGAGATGCCTGATCTTCAGGTTGGGGAGTCGAGCGCCACGTTCTATCCGATCGGCCGGAGATCCCCGGTGATCGTGGTGGATGCGATCCGTGGACTGGAGGGCACGGTCTCGGGCGTGGTCGGGCAGAACGACCTAGACGACCCGAACAGTGTGGGGTTCCTGGCCAACTGGAAGTGGGCGAAGCTGCCGGAGAACGTCGGCAGGCGGTGGCGGCTCGTGTTCGGGGACGTCAACATCCCGGTGCAGCTGGGCCAGGCGGGCGGCACACACACGGACTCGCACCTGCGCCGCCACCAGGTGTCCGTCGAGGTGTCGCAGATCGCGGAGTTCCCCGAGTGATCAACCTCGGGTTGTCGACGGCTGACAAGCGGGCGTACGAGGCGACGCTGCGATCGTCGCATCGCATCCGAGTGCTGGCGCGCATCCATGACCGTGACGAGAAGATCATTTCCTCGTTCCAGGGGAAGATCCTGTCCGGCTCGGTGCAGGTGGACGCCGCACAGTCGGGGCGAAGCTGGGTATTCGCCCGGAACCAGGGCAGCGGGTCGGGCCCGGTGAGGTCACTGGATCTGACAGTGCTGTTGCCGCGCAAGGACCAGGCGTGGCTGCCCGATGCTCCAGGTTCGGAGAGTGCGTTCGCGGACAACTTCGTCAGCGTTCTCTACGGCGTGTGGGTCGATGACCTGGCCGACGGTGCCGACTGGGTGGATGTGCCCGTGTTCTGGGGCGCGCTCACCGGGCTAGCGCAGGACGGCGATCAGGTGACGATCAGGGGCGAGGGCAAAGAAGTCCTTGGCATGGATCCAGTTCTGTTGTGGACGCCGATGACGCTCCGGAAGGGGCAGAGGCGCACCGCGGCGATCCGGGACGTGCTGGAGGCGATCGGCGAACGGCGCTTCAGTTTCCCGAGCTTCAGTCAGAAGCTGAAGGCCCGGTGGAGTTTGGATCGCCACAAGCAGGCGTGGCTGGTGGCGTCGCGGATCGCCCGGTACGGCGACTGGCAGCTGTTCTACGACGGCCGCGGCCGCGCCCGGCTACGCCGGTTCCCGCAGAACCGTGTGTGGCTGTTCAAGTCTGGGCCAACCGGGACGCTGCTGTCGAAGCCGAACATCTCCTACGACATCAGCCAGACGCGCAACGTGGTGGAGCTGACGGACAACCGCAACATGCGGGTGGTGGCCAGGCCCGGGGCGTCCCATCCGCTGTCGCCGTGGCGGCTCCGCCGCAACGGAGTCATGCGGCACATGGTGCACGTCGAGGACGGCCTGGAGACGCAGAGCGAGACGGAGATGGAGCGGCGCGGGGAACGGCTGCTTGCCGATCTGGCCGCGGTGCAAACCAACGTCCAGTTCGAGTCGCTGGTGATTCCGCATCTCGAGGAGGGCGACAGGGTGGGCGTTCTAGTGGGCGGCAATACCTTCGCGACCGGCCCGGCGCGGGAGCTGGAGGGCGAGCACATCGAGTTCCGCTTGCAGCAGTTCACCATTCCACTGACAGCGGGGGAGAGCATGAGCGTGGGCGTGAACCGGCGCGTGTCGTGGAAACGCCGAGGCAGTCTGCGGAACTACCGGTGGACGCGATGAGGAGTGGCCGGGTCGAAACCGTGTGGGTGGAGCGATACGGCTGCCACCTCGTCGCCGACGCGGCTATCGGTGCGTCCGTGCTGTCGGTGTCGCTGACTGCCGACCTCGAGGAGACTGGCGGCCAGCTCCAGGTCGTAGAGACGGACGCGATCCTCGACTACACCACGATCGACCCCGATGCGGAGACCGTTACCCTCGCTGCCACTCTCGCTGCCGCGTTGTCCGATGGGGACACGCTGCGGGTGTATCCGCTCTCCGATGACCTGTTCGCCTCCGTGAGGCTCGACGATGCGGCCGACGATGAGGAGCCGATCGAGGCTCGGGTGTCGCAGTCGCTGCGAACGGTGCTCGCCGAGGGCGTGCGCGACGGCGAGCGTGAAGCAGTGTGGGCGGAAGACACCGGTACCGAGTGGGTGGTGCGGGATGTTGTCGGCACGGCCCCGGTTATCGACGGCAGCTACCTCGACCCGGACACTGTGCCGCCGCCGCGGGACGGCCTCCCCCCGGATTCGTCCCCGACCCCGACGATCACGGGCGGCATCGGCTCCCTATTCGTGAAGTGGGACGGCGTCGAGAACAACGACCCCGTGGTGTACGAGGTGCACCTCAGCGACACCACCGGCTTCACCCCGTCCGGCGCAACGTTGGCGACAGAAACGAACGGCACGCTGGTGGCGCTGCGGTCGCTGCCCGGCGGCGGTTCTCTCGCCGTGGGCACCACCTACTACGCGGTGATCATCGCCCGGGATCTTGACGGTTCCGCCGCTGCGTCAGCCGAGGCGTCCGGTCAGCTGGGGCAGGTCAACAGTCCGGACATCGCGACGGAGTCGGTGATCACCGACAAGCTGGGCGCGAACTCGGTGACGGCCGAGAAGCTGGACGTCATTGAGCTGACCGCCACCAAGTTCTACTCCCCGGCGCAGACGGGTTGGCGCGCGGAGATCGGGGACGCAAGCAAGCCGATCCAGTACTGGAACGGTGAGGACTCGGGCTTCTATCTGGATCACGACCCGGTGTCGAATCGCGCGAATGTCACCGTGTCCGGCAGGGTCACGTTCGGGAACTCCGTACTTGAGGACGACATGGCGGAGTTCCGCGCGCAGTCCCCCGGGTTTCAGGAACCCAACCGGAGACAGGGCGCGCAGAAGAACTTCTTCAACTCTGGCACCTCGCACACGATCGCATGGCCGTCGGCCACGGCGAAGGGGAACCTCTTACTCGCTATCGTCACGGTGAAGGCCACATCAGGCGGTTCACCGCCGACAATCACAGCGTCAGGGTGGACCTTGGTGGCCACCTCTACCAGGGGGGCGCTGCGAACGTCGCTGTATTCGATCAGCAACGCGGCTGTGCGAAGCGGTAACGAGACGTTCACGACCAACATCAGCGCCTGGCGGGCTCTGCACTTGGAGGAGTACTCCGGCATCGCCATGACGTCTCCGCTTGACCAAACCGCGACTACGAACTTGGAGTCGGCTTTGGTCAGCAGCGGTACAACCGCTACGACCACGCAGGCCGATGAGCTGTGGTTCGCCGTGCACGCTCTCGACTTGGCTGGCGGCGATTGGGTTAGCTTTTTCGACCCTGACAACTCGTTCTCTCACCTGGACACTGCCTTCGGCATGGACTCGTTCGCGGACGTGTATCACACCTCGGCCCTCATATCGGCGCGTAACGTCACCGCTACAGGTGCCGCGACAACGGCTAGGACGCTGGGAGCCTCCAGGAACTGGGCCGGGCTGGTCGCGACATTCAAGGCTGCCACTGGCACCGGGGATCCGAACCCGCCGAGCACCACCGCCGCACGACTGTACGCCAAGGCTCGTGACTCGGGATTCGTTGAGCTGCACTCGGTTGACGAATTGGGCCGCCAGACCAGGCTGGGCTCCGGCTGGAACCTCCTCGATCAGGGGGCCATCCCGGCGGGGGGCATGTCGCTGACCAATATCCCTGCGTGGTATCAGGATCTGAAGCTGCTGATCAAGGGCTACGTCGCGGGCGACACCGGGCCCAACGCCCGGGACATCGTCGTCAACTTCAATGGCGATTCCGGCGCTGGGAACTACGCCTGGTTCAACAAGCGGTGGTTGGACGATGGCACGAACTCGCAAGGTTCGAGCGGTTCGTCCTCCGTGATGGACATGGGCGTACTCGGCATCAACAACTCCAATGTGGAGCTGACCTTCTTCGGCTACACGCGAAACCTCGCCGTGGTCTGTCTTGGCGTGGGCGCGTTCCGTAGCACCCCGCGCCTGGGTGTTTCGCAGGCGTTCGGCCACTGGGCCAACCCCTCGTCCGCGCCAGTGACGTCGATCCAGGTCGGACTGCCGAGCACGTGGCAGTTCGGCACCGGCTCGATCTACGAGCTGTACGGGCTCGGAATCAAGCCCTCGGTATAGGGAGGTTCGATGTCTCAGCCTCGCACGATGGAGGAACGCGTCGCCACACTGGAAGCGGAGCTTGCAAAGCTCCGACCCACGCAGGTGCCCGCCGAGTCGCCGCGCGACCCGTCCACCCTGCCGGTGATCGACGTGGCGAAGCGCATGGAGGGCCAGCCCATGCGCGAGTCGGAGCGGTGACCGGTGTCCAGCTGGGGAGTCGCGCCGACGAGGGGGCCGGTCGGATGCGATGGCTGACGTGGCTGGGGGTGCGCGATGGATCTAGGCCCCGTAGGTGTGCTTGCGGGTTTGATCGTGCTCGCCCAGACGATCATCGCTGCGATTTTTGTGTCCAAGCATCGACTCTACGTCGCCGCCTATCGCTGGCGTCGTCGGATGGAGCCGATCCATTTGGACCTGCTGGATTGGGCGTTCGAGGTGCAGACGTGGGCGGCGAAGCGCGGGCAGCGCGACCAGTTGCCGCCGCTGCCGGACTCATTGGCGGCGGAGTGGGACGACGAGGCCCTGCCCGAGCTTTCGGATCTGCGACGGCTGGGGAGGCGTAGGGGTAATGGTTGAGCGGCTGGCGCGCGTCTCGACGGCGGTGGTGGCGGTTGTGCTGCTGGGCCTGCTCGGCATCGGGGTCTGGACGGTGTTCGCGCTCGATGGGTTGCGGACGTCGGAGAGCTTGGACGAGCTGGAGGCGTTGTCGGGCACGCAGTCGGATCGGATCTTGACGTTGTGCGCGCAGGACACGCAGGTGGCTAGCGCGCTGCATGAGGCTGGCGTGTGCCGCTCTTCGCACGAGGTGAAGCAGTCGATCATCGCTGGCCCCGAGGGCCCGATGGGTCCGGCGGGCGAGCCGGGTTTGACGGGTCCCCGTGGCCCCGCTGGTCCGCCGGGTCCGGCTGGCCCTCCGGGCGCGGATGGGCGTCGGGGTCCGGTTGGCCCGCAGGGTTCGCAGGGTGAATCCGGCCTGCCGGGGGAACCTGGGCCGCCGGGGGAGGCCGGGGAGCCGGGCGACTCTGGCCCGCAGGGTGAGCTGGGCGAGACCGGGCCGCAAGGTCCCCAGGGTGAAACCGGTCCCGCTGGTCCGCAAGGCCCTGCCGGGCCGCAGGGGGAGCAGGGGCCGCGCGGCGAGCAAGGACCCCAGGGCTCGGCGGGCTACCCCGAGTCGTTCACGTTCACCGACCCGGATAGCGGGGTCACCTACACCTGCACCGATAAGACACCCAACGACGATCAGCACCACTACACCTGTACACCCCAGGAGACGACATGACCGCGCCGCCGTCACCCGAGTACATTCCGGCCAAGTACCAGGGCGGCCGCCAGGACGTGATCGAGCGCGTCGTCATCCACGGCACCGTGTCGCGCACCTACTGCGGCGGCGCTCGAGCCGTGGCCAACTACTTCCAGAACCCCACCTACGTTTCCTCCGCGCACTACGTGGTCGATCCGTGCGAGGAGTATCAGTGCGTCTACGACCACACGATCGCGTGGCACGACGGCACCAACACCAACTCCATCGGCGTCGAGCTGTGCGACCCGGTGGAAGGGCTGCTGTCCCGCTGGGACGACGAGGATCACCAGCTCATGCTCGCCCGCGCGGCGGCGCTGGTGCGCCAGCTCTGCCTGGCCTACGACATTCCGATGCGGTATCTGACGATCGCGCAGATCCGCGCCGGCGAGAAGGGCATCTGCGGTCACAACGACATGCGGATCGCCTTTCCTGGCAGCACATCGCATTGGGATCCCGGGGCGTTCCCGTGGGACCGCTTCATCTCGCTCGTCAACGAGGAGGACGACATGCCACTGTCCAAGGAGGACGTCGAGCGGGTCGCTAAGGCGACCGCGACGGAGCTGCTGAACCGGGACTCGGTTCCCAGCCCGTACAACGACCCGACGAACAAGAAGCTGAAGGTGCTGTACGCGCTGGGCGATGCCGTCAAGCACGCGTGGCGTGGCCGTCAGGCTTCGGAGCGGGTGGAGCGTGCCGTCGCCGCGCAGGCCGGGCGGATCGCCGCGCTGCTCGAGGTCGTGCGCCAGATCGACATGGATCAGGTCGACCTCGTCGCGGTCGAAGCGGCGGCGAGGAAGGGCACCATGGCGGCGCTCGAGTCGGGCGTCGTCGATGTGGACATCAGCATCTCAGGTAGGGAGCAGGCATGAGCAAGGTAGCGAAGGCGCTCGGCGCACTACTCGGCGGCATCACCGGTGGGGCCGTCGTGGTCCTCGCCGGGTCGTTCGGGTTGGACATCACCCCGGAGTTGGGTGCGGCGGTAGCCCTGGTGCTCGGCACCGTGGGTGCGTATCTCGCGCCGAAGAACACGGACCCGAACGAGTCATGAGCGTCCGCGCGGTTGTGGCCGCTCTCGCTGGGGTACTTGTCGCTGGGGGAGTTGTCACGGCCGCCGTGACGCAGGAAGATGCCGCGCCCACTGTGGCTGCGGCATCGCTGGACACGTCAACGCTGCCGGTTACCCCGCCCGTGAGGGTGTGCGGTAACGCGGCGCTGCTGGACGGTCCCGCCACGCCGCCGGAGGGCGCGATTGTCGTCCCGGCGGGGGACAACTCGAGCTGGACCGCGCCGTGGAACAACCCGACGTTCTCCACGCCGGGCGCGACCTACTGGTTCGCCCCGGGCCTTCACCGCATCGGCGAGGACCAGTACTCGCAGATCAAGCCGGGCAAGGGTTCCACCTTCCTCGGTGCTCCGGGTGCGATCTTGGGCGGGCAGAACATCAACCGGTTCGCTTTCGGGTCGCTGCCGGACGGCACTTCGGAGAATGTCACGGTCAAGCACCTGGAAATCCGCTACTTCCCCGCGCCCGATCAGCAGGGGCTGGTGAACAACGCCTTCGAGCCAGGCTGGACCGTGTCGAATAACTGGATTCACGACAATGGCGGGGCCAGCATCATGGGCTCCGACAATGGCCTGATCAGTGAGAACTGCCTGGAGAACGGATCGCAGTACGCGATCAACGGGTGTTGTGATGTGGACGGCCTGTCGATCGTGCGCAACGAGATCACCGGCAACACGCCTGGCGACGATCCCGGGTGCGGATGCTCGGGCGGCATGAAGTTCTGGGAGAACAAGAACCTGCTCCTGAAGGACAACTGGATTCACCACAACGGCGGCGCTGGCGTGTGGGCCGACCACAACAATGCGGGCCTGCTGATCGAGGGCAACCTGATCGAGCACAACGACGACGAGGGCATCTTCTACGAGCAGTCGTACAACGCCGTGATCCGCAACAACGTGTTGCGCGACAACATGTGGGTCAAGGGCTTTAATCACCGCAACGACAACTTCCCGATGGGCGCGCTGTACATCAGCGAATCCGGCTTCGACCCGCGCGTGCCTGATCAGGTTCCCGGCCAGGTTGACTTCCGGGTCGAGAACAACCTGCTGGAGAACAACTGGGGCGGCGTGGTGCTGTGGGAGGCGGCCGACCGGTACTGCTCGTCGACGGACGGCCCGACCGGTAACTGCACCCTGGTGAATCCGGGCGTGGTCACGGCGGAGAAGTGTTCCAGCGTCTTCGGCGCGGACGGCTCCAACAAGGTTGAGCCGTACTTCCACGACTGCCGCTGGTCCGTCAGAAACGTCAACATCACGAACAACAAGTTCACGATGGACCCGACCAAGATCCCCAACTACTCCGCCCAGGCGTCGGGTCGGACGGCCATCATCTCCAACAGCGGCGGGGCGGGTCCGAGCAGCCCGTACAAGGACATGACCGTCGGTGAGTGGATCGCGTTCGAGCAGAACAACCACTGGTCGAACAACGAGTACGTCGGGCCGTGGCAGTTCCTCACGGTGCTTCAGGGATACGCCAAGGTCAGCTGGGACGACTGGACCGGCGGCAACGTCCTGGTCGACTGGCGCGACGGCCGCAAGCGGTGGTTCGAGCAGGACCAAGGCTCAACACTCAACGCGCAGCCCGCGCCGACCACGACCGTGCCGCCACCAACTACGACCTCAGGCACCACGGTGGCCCCGCCAACGACCACCACGACCAACACGACGTCGGGCACCGTGCCGCCGCCGACCTCGACGCTGCCGCCGACCACCACGACCGTGACGCCCGTCCCGGCGGTGCGCCTCGTGTGCCCCGTGGTCAAGGACCCCGTCGCCACGCAAAAGATCACCTGCACGTTCAGGAAGTAGGGAGACCATGGCCGATCACGATATCCAGCCGGACAGCGTTGTTCACACCGTCACCGAGGAGGACTGACCCATGGCCAAGGCTGTTCCTGATGCGGTGCTGGACGCCGCGCTCGACACCATCGCGCTGGCCGACGAGCTGTATGTCACCAGCGCGGAGCCCGCGAACTATGCCGGGATCGCAGCGGTGACGCTCGTTGGCCCGGTGACGCTGACCCCCGGCAACGGCGGTGGCGACTTCACCATCGCCGACGGCGACACCTCCGGCCGCAAGGTCACGGTGGCGGCGCAGAACGGGGCGTCCGTCGTCGCGACGGGCACCGGTAACCATGTGGTGCTCGCTACGGGCGGGGCGACCGACCTGCTCCGCTATGTCACCACCTGCGCGTCCCAGGCCTTGACGTCCGGCAACACGGCGAACGTCGGTAGCTGGAAAGTCGAACTCGCAGACCCGAGCTAAGAGGGGGACCATCATGGCTGTTGGCTATCCGAAGAACAAGGACTCGATTGACGGCATCGTCGGCGATCTGGCGGTGTCGATCAACCGGTCGTTCCGCCGGGCTGTCCAGTTCAAAACCGAGCTGGATGCCTACACGGACGCGCAGCTGACGGGCACCTTCATCGGCTATTCGATCGGGGAGAAGGACGCGCTGCGGGCCTTCGCCGCCGATGCCGTGCAACTCAACGGCATCTACACCGGGGCCAGCGGCCTGGCGTCAGCGAAGGATTTCCGCGCCAGCCTGCGCCCCATGTGGGGCGTCCTCGGGGACTTCTGAGGCTGACCGGTGGCCGTCGCATATCGGTCTAGCTCCACCTCGGGCAGCGGCGACAGCTTCTCCTCGACGACCACGACTCCGGTTCCTGCGGGCTCGGCGGCGGGGGACATCGCACTGCTCGCGATCGAGCAGTGGGACCCGTCCGTCAACCCCACCATCACGTGGCCGACCGGGTTCACCCAGATCGTGGCCGCAGTTGATGGTGCCGAAAAGCTCAAGATCGCGTGGAAGCGGCTGGCTGGTGCCGACACCGGGAACTACATCGCCACGCATTCCAGCACGATCTGGAACCTCGGGCACTGCATCCTGATCACTGGTGGACTCGCCGTTGGCGACCCGATCGAGGCCACCAACACCAACTCGTCCGCCGGTGCCTCCTACCCCAGCACCACGGTCACCACCGTCACCGAGCCGTTCCTGGCGCACATTCTCGCCAGGACGAGCAGCAGCACCACAACCCCGCCGACCGGGTACACCGAGGTGCAAGACACGGCGGTGCTCTCCACCGAGTACCGCATCCCCGCCGCCACGGGTGTGCAGACCGCGTCCGGCGGCACCATCTCGGCGGGCATGGTCAAGATCGCGGCGCTGGTCGCGGTCAAGCCCGCGGCGGCGTCCGGCACGGACGTCACCCCCGCCGACGCGGCACACGGCCACACAGCCGACCAGCCGACGATCACCCAGACCCACGTCCTGACGACGGCCGACGCCGCCCACCCGCACACGGCGGACGCGCCGGCGCTGACCCAAGTGCACGTGCTCGCCGTGGACAGCGCCAGCCACGGCCACGCCGCCGAGTCGCCCACGGTCGACCAGTCGCACGTGGTCACACCCGACGACGCCGGCCATGCACACACGGCGGGGCAGCCCACGGTGTCCCAGGTGCACGCCCTGACGGTGGACGACGCCAGCCATGCTCACGTGGCCGCCCAGCCCGCACTGACCTCCGAGGGTGACCTAGCCCCTGCCGACGCTCTCCATGGGCACACCGCAGACCAGCCGAGCATCACCCAAGCGCACGTGATCACACCGGCGGACGCGGCGCATGCCCACGCGGCGGGCTCGCCGACCGTGGTGGAACCCGAAGCCGTCCTCGTCAACCTCGACTTCGTCGCCCTCGCCCCCGTGTTCGCTCACGGTGCGGTGACGGTGGAGACGATCACCAGGACCGCCGTCGACCCGGTGATGGTGACCCGCGCGGCGCTCACCCCCGAGACGGTCGACCGGACCGCCGGTGAGCCCGCGCTCGGCCACGGCGACGTGGACACCCAGCTTGGCCACGGCGACGTGGACACCCGACTCGGCCACGGTGCGGCCGGAGAACCCCAGACCTAGGAGGAGCCGTGGTTTCGAAACCGACGCTGAGCAGGGAATACATATATGTGCCCCTGGCGGACCTGAATTTCACGGTCGCGGACCTCGATCTGCATCGGGTCGCGTTCACCAATGCCGGGGTAGAGCCGCTGGACGGCGACTGGAACGTCGCCACGGTAATCGACTCGGCTCACGCGCGGTACCAAGCATCCATCGGTGAGGCCATCGAGATTATGGTCGGCCCCGACCGGGGCGACGCAGTGACGACGTTCGACCTCGCCGCCCAGGACTGGCAGGTGTGGATCGAAGCCAGCACCGCGACCAGCGACGAACGCGTCGTGCGGGTCGCGGGCACTCTCACCGTCTCCGCGACGGGGGCGTGACCATGCAGCAGAAGGTCAGCCCCGGCGCGTGGATCTCGGTCCTGCTGCCCGTGGATAGCTTCCCCGTCCACATGTCAATCGGTGACAGCCCCCCCGAGCCCGCGTTCATCGACCACGTCAAGGCCCGTGGCACGGTGCAGACGTGGGCCAAGAGACGCTGCCCCAACCTGCGGCCCGGCCGGTACACCGTCTATGCCCACGCGGGCGGCACGCTCACGGAGTCCAGCATCACTGTGGTGTAGCTGGCCCCTGTCCCGCACACTGCCCGCCGCGTAGTCTCCCTGCCGGAGCCTGGCCCCTATCGGGTTCCGCCTCGCAACATGCAGCCCCGTCCTTCCCCACCCCGGGAAGGGCGGGGCGTTTTCGTGTGCCCAGGGGAACCGGGCGGCCGGGGGGATGTGGAGTCGCGCACCCGGCCAGCCCGGAGTCACATGTCGCGATCGGCCACCGTGCGCGAGCCTGGGCAGGGCTCCACCTGAGGCTCGCCGCTGCGGTCTGGTCGCTCCAGCGGACGCCCGTGGGCGAGGAGCACGCCGCCACGGGTGGTGACATCCCTGCCGCAGTGGATGCAGCGGGCCCTGCCTGGGGTCTCGGTCGCTTCGCGGCTCATGGGAGGGGAGGTTACTACGGGCGATGATCGACTGCCATAAACGGCCATCCCCGTGTAGATCAACGAGGAGTTCTGCCCCGGATTTGCCCCGTGATCATGGACAGATCCGCAGGTCAGAAGCACAATGGCTTGCACCTGGTAATAGTGCACACTACGGCCTGACCTGGGGTTCTGTGAATACCCGTGAATTCCAGCCCGGTCCAGCGTTAGCCAGTGTTTCCCCTGGTCAACGTCCAGTCTTTGGGGGGTCTACGCCAGCCTCGTCCAGTCGCTCTTGGTCGAGGTGTGCCCCAGAGTCTGCCCCAGGGGCAGTGATCTTGCCCCGAGTCGACCGCAGCCGCTCCCGCTCTTCAGGTGTCAACTGATGGTACCCCGCAGTTTGATCACGCGACGAATGTCCGGCGATCTTCTGCAAGGCGAGTTCGTCGACGCCCGGAGCCGCCCACGTGATGAAGCCTCGACGGGCGGCATAGGGCGCGCGGTACTCCAGACCCTTCGACTCGGCGACGTACGCCAGCCGCTGCCGCAGGTTGTGCGGCCACACCGGTCGCTCCCTGTCGGTGCGGAACACCAGCTCACTCCGGCACGTCCTGCCGTCGGTGTGCTCCAGCCCGCAGCCGAGCGTCATGTCCCTGCCGTCGATGGCCGCCGCGACGATCTCCATCGCGCGCTCCGTCAGCGGCACCTTGCGGACCCGCTTGTTCTTCGGCCACGGCCTGATCTTGCCGGTGCGGTCGACCAGCACATGCCACACGATCAACCACCCGTCCTCGACCTCCGTGTGATGCAGCCCGCCGAGTTCGGATGGGCGCAGCCCGGTCTCCAACAGGAACTCCACCGCGCGGGCATAGTCGGGACGCAGCTCCGTCAGGTAGGGCTTGAGCGAGGCGTGGGTGGTGTACTGCTTCGGCTGCTTCGGCACCTCCGGCAGGCCCGGTTTCACCAGCGGCGAGGACTCCAGGATCTCCTCGTCGATCGCCGCGTGGATCGACATGGAGAACACTCCGAAGATCCGCCTGACCGTGGTGGGCGCGAGCGTGCTGCCCTTCTTCGTTCGCGTCTTGATCAGCTTCCGCACCCACTTGCGAACGTCGGCAGATTCGATCTGATTCAGGGGCACGCTGTCCCAGTGGGGCCGGATGTGCACGTCGACGTAGCCCTGCTCCGTGCGGGCCGTGTCGCTCCACCCGGTCTCCCTGTCGGGCGCGATCCGATCCCACCACTCGCCCCATGTCAGCTTCGCGGACGTGCGCGACTTGGTTTTGGCGCGGCGGCGCGCCTTGACCTCTTCCTCGGTCGCGGCTTCGCGCGCGTCGCGCTTGCGGCCGAACGGCAGCCCGCCGTCGAGCACCGTTTGTTGCCGCCCGCTGGCGTCGCGGTAGCGACCCCGGAACCCCCCGGCGACTGGCTCAGCCCATGCCATGCGGTCCCCTCAGCATGTCCTCCGCCTGGTCGGCGATCGATGCGTGGCGGATCTCCGCCCTGAGGTCACGGAACTGGGCGCTGATCCAGCGGCACGCGGTGAGCGTGGAGGCGACGATCGCCGCGCAGATCAGCAGCATCCGAACGTTGAACGGGTTCATCAGCTCGGGTACCTGAATGAGGACCGACGTCATGACGGCGAGGCATGTGCCGGCGAGGAAGGCATAGGCGTAGGGCAGATGGGTGCGGAGCATTAGAGCGTTTCCCCCGATTGGTTGGGCCATTTGCACTCCTCACTCTATGGTGTCCAGATGATCGAGTTCACGCCGTTTGTCTGTCTACTCCAGAGTAGGGACCAGTTGGCCGAATGTCGTTATGACCTGGAGATCTCCGGGTCACCCGGTGTCACCGACTGGTCGCGATCTTCGGCCTCTCGTGCCTTGATCACCTCGTGCGCCCACTTGAGCATAAAGTCTGTGCCCGCCTCGTCTCCTTCGGCGCGAGCAACCTCGGCGGCGCGGTCCATCGCCTCCTGACGGGTCAGGTCCGCGAGTGGCCTGGGTCCGCCGATGGGTGTCGGCCTACCGCCGGCGAGTGTGGCGCGCGCGCTGCCCTGCTTCCACCGCGCGCCTCGGTCAAGCCCGGCGAGTGTCGTCGCACGCGGCGTGATCCTCCTAGCTTCGATGCGCTGGATCGTCGGCAGGCTGACGCCGCATTGATCGGCGAACTCTTCCTGCGTCAGTCCCAGCTCGCCACGCCGGTCGGTCACGGCGTCGGCAAGTCTCTTCACATCTCTTTCCTTCACGTGCACATCTTGACGCATCGGGCGTCGGATGTCCACGCGTGAGCACGGCCCCCTCGTTGATCTTCTCGGCCGATATCTCATGGGTGCCTTCCTCTCTTCGTGTCTCTTTATATCTCTTCACTCAAAGAGACGCAACCCCCAGCCTTGCAAAGAGATGGGAAGAGACATAAAGTGACGTCCATGAGTAAGGCGAAATATCCGCCCCATCCCCGGCTTGAGGCGACGCGTACGAGGCAGGGCCTCAAGCGCAGTGCCCTCGCCGACCGGGTCGGAATCTCCTACCAGCACCTCTACGGCATCGAGCGGGGCTACAACACGCCCGCCGTCGAGACGCTGCAACTGATCGCCAACGCACTAGGTGTCGAGCTGAGCGAGGTGACAGATGGCGAAAGATCCCGCGTGGGAGCGAAAGGGGCCGACGCGGCATCCCGAGCCCGAACGACCGCACCCGCCGCCGAAGCCGACGAAGCCGCCGCGCAAGTGAGGGGTGCGGCATGACCGACTACCTCTCGACCTCGCAGGCGGCGACGTACGCCAGCTGCCACCCGGAGACGCTGCTCGAAGCGGCACGCAAGGGTGAGGTTCGGTCCTCGCAGCGCGCCGCAGGATGCAAGCGTCGCTACAAGCCCGAATGGCTCGACGCCTGGCTGGCCGGCGAACGGCCCAAGAAGGCACGAACCCCATGAGACCCCCCGGCCGTGCCACAGAGCACTCGCTTCTTTGGGCTGCCACGGCCGGGACCTAGCCCCTGGTAACCGCGCGAGGACGCAACCAAGCGCGGTTACCGGGTCACCACGAAGAAACGGGCCCGGTGCCCAGACACCGAACCCGCCACCACCGGTTCAACTTGGAAGGAGTCCCGGTGACTGATCAACAGAGTACCAAGGACACGACACAGTTCGCGCACCTGCATGTTAGCCATGGCGAGCTGGAGGTGTCGGCGCGCGCCGTTGAGGGGAAGGTGCTCATCAGCGGCGACCTCGGGTTCTACCCGCTGATGAGTTTGTACATGACGCTGGCGGCGGCGGAGAGGCTGGAGACCGAGCTCGGCATCGCGACCGTTAAGGCGCGCATCGAGGGCGGTGCGACATGACCCTCCACATCACGGACACGTCGATCACGTCCCCGGACACGGTGCACCACGCGGAGCGCCCGTCGCGCAGCTACGCGCGCTGGTCGGTGTCGTGGCTACCGTCCCGGATTCTGTCCCGCGACGCCGCGGTCACGGCGATGACGATCGCGGAGAAGGTCGGCGTGGCTGACGCTGCCGATCGGCCGTACGACTGGTGGTCGGTGAACCTCCTGGCCGCCGAGCTGGACCTGACGGAAGCGGACGCCGTGCACCTGGTGCGCAGCCGGGCGGCCGTGGTCATCGCCGACGCGGTGTCCGAGCTGGCGGAGGCTGCCGACGCGACCCACCGGATCAACTTGGGGGTGCGGTGATGAACGCATCGGAGCATTTCCGCGAGGCGGAGGCGTGCATCGAAGCAGCGAAGAGCTCGATCCGCGACTATGCCGCCGCCGATGTCGGCAGCGCCCAGGAGCAGAGCTACCTTGCGCAGTCCCGCTGGGCGCAGCAGCAGGCCCAGGTCCACGCCACTCTCGCGCTCGCCGCCGCGCAGATCGCGGCCAACAGGACCTACAGCTACAGCGAGGTGCGCCATGGCTGAGAAGCGCGACGTCAAGCGCAGTGACCGCGAGGTCGAGAAGGCGCTCAAGCGCCACGGCCCGAGCCCGGAGGCGCTGGCCGAGGCGATCCGACGAGGTGGCAAGGAGAAGCGTCGATGAAGATCTACCTGGCTGCCCGGTACAGCCGGAACGACGAGATGCGCGGCGTGCGCGATGTACTCACCGCATACGGACATGAGGTCACGTCACGCTGGATAGACCAGCACGGCGGCGAGCTGGAGAAGTCGTTCACCCCGGAAGCGCTCGCCGCTGACCCCGAGGGTTGCGCGCTGTTCGCGCGAGCAGACGTCGAAGACCTGGAGGCTGCGGACACAGTCATCTCGTTCACCTCAGAGGGGGGCGGCGGCAAAGGCGGTCGGCACGTCGAGTTTGGTCTCGCGGCTGCCCTCGGAAAGCGGATGATCATCGTCGGCCCGCTGGAAAACATCTTTCACACGCTGCCGATCGTCGAGCATTACCCGAGCTGGTCGGGACTCCTGGTCACCCTCGCCCCGGCCGCGGTCGAGCACATTCTAGGGGGTGCGCGATGAAGGCGTTCCTTTACTGGTTGGCAACGCTGGCCGACGACTCGCTGTACCACCTCGACGACGAGGAGGAGCCATGCTGCGACGGGTGATCGAGCGCGTGCTGGACGCCCTCACGGTGCTGATCTTCGGCCCCATCACGGACGACGTCTACGAGGCCGAGTGGGATCTGCATGACGCCGAGCAGCAGGTGATTGCCGGGTGCACGCAGCTGTGCCGTGAGGCGGCCGAGGAGGAGGCGTCGTGATCAACGTTGCATTGCTCCGGAAAACACTGGAGCACGTCACCGCCCACCCTGAGGAGTGGGACCAGGGGAGGTGGCTGTCCGACTGTGGGACCAGGGGATGCATGGCAGGGCATGCGTGCCTGCTCAGTGGTGCGCGGGTTGTCAGCGCGACTGCCTATGAGGTGCAGATCCCTGGCAGCACAGTCTCACATTCGGTCCCCTACGCGGCCAGGAGACTGCTCGGGCTGACGCTCAAGCAGGCGAACGCCCTGTTCGAGGCGAACAACACCCTCGCCGACCTCTGGCACCACGCTTCCCGGTTCACCGATGGCGAGATCGAGATCCCGCCGCAGCTGGAGGATGCATCGTGATCGACCTCATCCACGACCTCGCCGTCGAGATCATCATCCGCCTGATCGAGGGGCCGATCGCGATCACCACGGAGATCCTGTTCGGCGGTGCGTCGTGACCGTCACACGGGAGACCGTCCGCTTAGACGAGGCGAACGGCTGGCCCCCGGCAGTGCGGCTGTACTACCGCCCGGAGCTGCTGCTGGCCGAGCAACCCCTGGGCGCGGAGCACCAGCGTCACGTCCCCGTGCGGGACATCCTCGACCGTGAGGGCGTGCTGCTGCTGCCGCCCCAGTATCGCGTGGCGACGTGGGTGCTGGTCGCCCTCGCCGGGCTGCTGGTGGTCCTGCTCGCGGTGACCGCCGCTGCCCTACCGACGTGGGGCGGTGCGTGATGATCAACGAACACGGCGGCAATAAGCGCGGCCCACGGCCCGCACCCGGCCAGGAGGAGCGCCGGGCTGCTGCCCGCGAGGAGATGCTGCGGCTCATCGCTGACGGCGAGGACGTCGCGACACGGAGGGCCGAGTGATGGCCTGGTCGCTCGACGACGGCTCCGACCTGATGGAGCTGCTGGCCGGGACACGGGAGATGCGCGACGGCGCGAAGCGCGCGATGGAGGCCGTCGGCCGGATCCGGGACCGCCACCGCCGGGACGCCACCGTGCCCGCACTGCTGCGGGAGGCGCACATCGAGGACGAGGCGCGGCACGTGACGCAAGAGGCGGACGAGATGGAGCGGGATGCCGAAGTGGTGCACCGCATGTTCGAGGGAGGGGCGACGACGTGAGCATCCAACTGGATCGCGTCCTCGACGGCATGCTCGGACTCTCCGTCATCAAAGCGCGGTGGCTGTACAGCTCCCAGGAGCCGATGGTGCTGGTGATGCAGGTCTACAGCGTGCACGGCCCAGTGACATGGGTGATCGGGCGCGATCTGCTGCGGGACGCACTCGCCACGGGCAGGGGCGGCGACGAGGTGTACGGCGACGTGCTGGCCGAGGTGGACCAGGAGACCAACTCCATGATCCTCAGCCTCACCACGCCCACCGGTCACTGCATGCTCGCGTTCGATTCGAGCGCTGTGCAGGAGCTGGTGGAAGCCACCACCCATGTTGTGCCGATCGGCGCGGAGTTCGTGATGTTCGACTGGGGCCGCTGGCAGCGGGAGGCGACGGCGTGAGTGTGGACAACGTCGTGCAGATGCGGAGCGCGCTGCGAACCGCACGCGAGCACAGCAACCGCGTGACACACCAGGCGCAGCGCCGCATCGCCGAGCTGGGGGCAGCGCTGGACCAACGGACCCGAGAGCGCGACGAGGCACGGGCGTTGCTCGCCGTCAGGGACGGGGAGGCGTCCGAGATGGCCGACGCCATCGAGGAGTCCCGACGGTTCGCGGCGCGCACCGCCACCGAACTGACAGACATCACCGCCCGTGCGTGCGCCGAGTTGCGCGCCATGGGCTGGCCAGGAGGAGAGCAGCATGACTGATCGGGAGCCCATCGTTGGAGCGCCGAAGCTCCCGTCCGGGTACTTCTACCGCGTGCGCAGCAACTCCGCTGGGCCGCTGGTCGAGATCCGCCGCAAGCAGCGCATCGGATCCAGGTGCGTCGCCCGCAGCTACATCCTGCCGAAGACGCCTGGGGATTACGCCACGGCAACGGCCCAGGCGTGCGAGCGGGCACACGAGGACTTCACTGGCCGCCACCTCCAGTCCGCCACCGAGGCGGCAGTGCTGGCCGCATACCGAGGGGACCACACATGAGCGACGAGGTAGAGGCGCTGACGGAGTACCTGGTGCGCGAGTGTCAGTGGTGCGAGGAAGACGCGCACCACCGCATCGACGCCGCGATGATCATGGCGCGCTGGCCGGAGATCGGCAAGCTTCCCCGCCAACTCGACTCCGCCCGCGCGTGGGCTGCGCACTGGCAGCAGGAAGCAGACCAGGCCGACAAGATCCGGCGCGACACGGCGCGTGAGGCCATCGGGGTCGCCAAGGACAACGACCAGCTTCGCGGGCAGGTGGCGCTGCTGTCGTGGCTGCACGCCGAGGCGCAGTGGAAGCTGAGCCGATCGATGCCGGTGCAGCCGCCGAGCGTCAACCAATCGGTCACGGTCGACACTGACCCCAAGATTAAAGCCTGGCGCGCGTCATGACCGCGATCACCTCCTACGCCACCATCACCGCGCGGGTCAAGGACCACGGCCGCGAGCTGAAGGCGTACCGCGAAGCCCACGGCGTCAGCCTGATCACCGCTGCCCAACGTGCCGGGATGCCCGTTGCTGACTGTCGCGCGATCGAAGCGGGCCACACGGCGGTGCCGGTGTACAGCTGGCTGCGGTATGCCGACGCGCTGGGGTTGCGGCTCGGCGTGGTCGGCTGCGGCACACCCGGGCACCTTGGGGCGTGTCCCGGGCCGCGCTGTCCTGTTGGGGAGGCCACCGCATGACCCGCGTAACCACTGGGGGTGGGCAATGATTGCTATCGGAGGACACCAGTCAGCCCAAATGATCTCCGATACGTGGCTGACGCCGCCCGAAATCATCAGCGCTCTAGGCCCATTCGATCTCGACCCGTGCGCTGCACCTGAGCCTCGGCCGTGGGAGACGGCTGCGCATATGATCGCCAGGCCAGACTGCGGGCTAGCGCAGGAGTGGGCGGGGCGTGTGTGGTTGAACCCGCCATATTCCCGAGAGGCAGTGCGCTGGATAGGCCGCCTCGCTAGCCATGGGACTGGAACCGCCCTGGTATTTGCTCGCACTGAGACCGCCTGGTTCGTAAGGCACATCTGGTCAAGAGCTGACGCTCTCCTGTTCCTGCATGGGCGGATCCACTTCCACTATGGCGACGGGCGACGGGCGAAGGCGAACGCAGGTGCGCCGTCCGTGCTTGTCGCCTACGGCGAGTACGACGCGCACAGGCTGGCCGAGTGCGACATCCCCGGGTCGTTCGTGTCTGGCTGGCCTACTAGGGGTGGGCAGTGATGGAGCCGTACTACTCCGACGACCACGTGACGCTGTACCACGGCGACTGCCGGGAGATCCTGCCGACTGTAGCCGCCAATGCGGTGGTCACAGACCCTCCCTACAGTCTAGAAGGCAGGCTGAACTACCACTCAGGCTCACGAACGTGGTCGAAGTTTGCCGCAGATGGAGAGCTGGACTGGGATAGGGACGTCACGCCGATCATTGGCGGACTGCTTGACGTGCCGGGGCACTCGATCATTTGGGGAGGAAACTACTTCGCGCTGCCACCGCGTCGCGGATGGCTCATCTGGGACAAGGTGGTTCGTAAGTTCAGCTCGGGCCACTGCGAGCTGGCGTGGACCACGCTAGATCAGCCTGTCCGGGCATTCAGCTACGCGCATAGCCAATTGGCCAACGAGGGGAAGTTCCACCCGACGCAGAAGCCGCTGCCGTTGATGCAGTGGGCGATCCGCTTCCTCCCCGAGCACTGCGTGACGATCCTCGACCCGTTCGCCGGATCCGGCACCACGCTCGTCGCCGCGAAGATGCTGGGCCGCAGGGCGACCGGCGTGGAGATCGAGGAACGCTACTGCGAGATAGCCGCCCGGCGTCTGGCGCAGGACGTCCTGCCGTTCGGGGAAGCGCTATCTGCTGGGGGTGGGCAGTGATTGCTATCGGAGGACACCAGTCAGCCCAAATGATCTCCGATACGTGGCTGACGCCGCCCGAAATCATCAGCGCTCTAGGCCCATTCGATCTCGACC